CCAGATGCCAGGAGCACTGAGTACCTCAGTTAAGGTGTTAGATGTGTTTTGCAAAAATTGTTGCCAAGTGCCAGGTTTAACGTAGCCGGCCATTTCCAACTGTTGGCAACTAAGGCCATATTGTCCAACTCCAGTTTCGTCAGTTATAACGTCGGCCGCTTGGTCCACAGTGTTGGCCACTTGCGCCATGAGTGCTAGAGTTTGATCGCTGGTTAATGATCCTATGGCTGGAGCGGTAAATCCTGTGCCGGCTATTGAGGCTATGTTGGCCTGTGTTACGGGGTTAGTTAAGGGAATGTTGATCAAGGACGGAATGTCAGCAACTGTGGGTAGGCCGTTGATGATTGCTAAGATCACAGTGTCATCAACTCCTGCGGTGCCACGATCCAATCTACTAAGCTCAAACTTGGCCAAGGCAGATGTGGTTCCGCTGACGCTTTGTCCGGGCTCAAATCCTACTAACGCACCTGCGGCTACTTGACTGTAAAATGTAAAGTCGGCCTGTGCCTGCGTAGTACCAGCAGGGGCCTGCATGGTAAATGTGTCGCCAGATGGAAGGGTATAGTTGAATTGTGCCATTATGTTTTAGTAATAGTTGTTCCGGCTGGTAATGCCGGTGCTGCTGGCGGAGGAGTAGGTGCAGGTCCTGCCAGTTTAACTGACACACTCACTCCTTTGTTGTGATACGGGTATGGTTCATGTGTGGGCGCACGAGTTACTATGCTGTCTAGGCCTGTGGGCTGTGCTATCCAACCAGCGCTGGCATTAAACTCTACCTTGGGCAACAGGTACTTGGTTAATCCAGTAGGTGTTGCTACCTCTACCTTTGGGCCACCGTTGAGTTGTATTTTACTACCATTAAAACTTAATTCAGACCCAGAGGCCCAACTGCCCAATTGACTGCTGATAGCCACAGTACCGGGACTTTTAATTCCAATGGATCCTTGACTAAACAATGTTAATTTACCTTTGTTTGACACTGTCATATCTGTGTCGCTTTGCATGATTGTACCCTTGGTACTTTTCATGTTGATTTTTCCGCCGGCAAACATGTTGATATCTTCGTCGGCATGCAGATTAATAGTGCCTTGTGTGCGTAAATTTACACTGTTGGTAGTGTACACATCTAAGGTACCTTCTTGCCCCATCTCAATCCATGCCTGGCCGTTGGCATGACAAATATAAAAACAATCACCATCGTCACTCATGGTAATCTGATGACCCTTGGCTGTACGTATTCTAACCAGATTATCTTTGCCCGACAGGTCACCGTCGTCCATGACAAAAGTATGGCCGCCTCGACGCCCAATTATTCCAACGTCTGCTAGTTTTGCCGCTCCAGACTGAGCTTGTTGTTGTATTTTTGCATCAGTAAGACCGCCTTGATAAATGGCGCGACCCGGAGTACTAATACCATAGCAATTACTAGGACTTTCTCGTTGGCTTGAGCTGGCTATACTTCCTCGTATGGTATCAAGCGCCAATCCTTGTTGAAACAATATACCTGCTACATAACTTTGTACCGGTTTAGGTTGATTAAAGAATTTAGGATTGTTTTCAATCGTTGCATTTTTAACGTTAATTTCTGTAACAGGTAATTGTGGTGCTCCAGCAAAATAAGTTTCTTGACTAGCATTTTGTGCTTCGTACTGTTTAACAGCACCAATAGCCGGAATCATTTGATTAGCACCTTGAGTCGGAATACATCCAACATAGTATCCTTGTTTAGGATCTCCACCAACAAAGAAACAAAGCACACTAACTCCGATGTCCGGCGGAGTAAACCACATGCCGTAACTGTTTGTATTACCGGGATATTTTCCCGCGCCGGTTGAGGTTCCTGATTGTGGAGTGGCTCCGTAAAATGGTGGACAATAACTTACTGTTCGCCATAGACTTTGATCGGTAAGATTAGGAGCGCCGGTTTTTGTTGTTGACCCAAATTCTTCAATATACACTTGTAATCGACCACTGCGAGTGTTATCAACAGTATTAACTACAATGCCAATAAATGGACCCATTTCCGCAGGTTGTCCGCCACGATCAAATTTATATCCTTCGGGCCGGCCTTTACTGCGTTGTACGTTTTCTGCCATTATGAATCATCCTGTGCTATTAATTGTGGTGAACTATTTACTCCGGCTTCGGTATTGTCTCCAGCTAATCCAGCTGCAAACTCAATGTCGCCGCTGGAGGTTGGTGCTTCTGGCGGTGCAGACGGTTGTGGTGTCGGTGGTTGTGTTGGCTCGTCAAATAGCCCGGCATCTTGTGCGGCTAACATTTTGGTTTGTTCGGATCCTTCTGCGGTACCGTATTCAAACGAAGCATTTTGTTCGGCTACGGTTTGTTCGGCAGTTGTTGGTGCATCGGCTTGACTTTGTGGAATACCCGTATTACGAGTATCTGCTGAATTGAAAAGATTTTTTACTGCTCCGGTAGCAGAACCTATTAGTGATCCTAATCCACTGCCAGCACGACCGTTACTTGCAGCCGATGATGGAGTTGTACGTTGCAACAATGTACCTTTAAGATTTTGTGTAAACTTACCTTTGACAAATTCGCTGATACATTCGTTAGCAATATACACATAACTTTCGTTAAGAGGTTTTCCTTGATTATTAATTTGATTGGTATTTCTGTTATTAACATCCATAATTCCTGTGCTTAGGTCATAATCCGTAGGAGTGTTAATTACAATTTCAAATAATATCTGTTGACTATCCATATTAATTGTGCCGTCGGGCAAAAATGCGCTGGCATTAAAACTATTTTTACCCGGAGCCGAGAAGGACGCTTCGCCTTGTTGTAGCCACGCCGGGTCTCCAACAATGTTTAATTTAGCTTCGGCCAGGTCTGCAGGATTGTACAACGAATCGGCTAAGTTGGCCGCTGGTTCATTAGTTCTTAAATCAGCGCCTTGACTGGTCTGTCCACTACGAGGGCCAAAGGTTGTTTTGGCACCTGTAGTATTTGCTGTAGTTTGCGTTCCGCCAGACAGTATATAGGTGTAAGCGGCATTATACTGTTGCTCGTAGCTTATTACCTGTGTATTTTGTCCCGTGAACCAATAATTATATCGTTTTTGTGATCCTCTATATTGAGGTTGAGTAAAATAATTACTGTTAGTTGCAACAAGTCTAAATGGACTTATAATATATTTTACGTTATAGGCATAATCATTACGCTTAGGATCATACTTAATAGGCGTAGCCTCTACATTAATTTTAAACCAAGTGACATCCTTTTTAGTGCTGCTGTTGGCTTCTTGCTTTTGTGTGTTTTCTTTTACAGTATCTTTTGCTTGTTTTCTTATGTAATCACTATTTCGCACCGCTTGTTCTATGACTTGTACAATTTGTTGACCTGCAGTTATTGTAATAATTCTACTATTGGGATCTATTGATTGTTTTTCAGTAAGAACCTGATCCCCGGCGGTCTTTGCTACTTGAGGACTTGTATTTTTAAAATCGACGCCGGGTACCGTTATTTTTGCCTGTTCAATACTAGGGTCTGTAAATTCTACGCTATAAACATCGGCTACTGTGTAAATTTTACGGTCAACTAAATCTTTTTGATATTGATTTAGTGCTTCCATTAATCCTTTGCGTATAGTTAACTTTGGACTCGGCGCAGCAGATGCCTTGGGCGGTGCATCGGGCGGAGTGTTTTGAGGATTGTCTTGCTCCTGCCTTTCTTCATCTGTTAAAGTTTTTGTTTTGGTGGACGTCGATGGGCCAACCTCGGCACTACCTGATAGTGCATCTTTTACTGACATGCCGCTTAATTCTACGTTATAGGGAATGGTTCCACGACTTTGGCCAACCGCAATATTATATTGAGGTGCGGTAGCTTCAATTTCATATTCGACTAGTTTGTTGGCTACTCTGAAATTAATTTTATTAATAGCCATTGGGTAATATTTTTCCACATTTGCTGTTCCAGCACCGGCGCCAGTTGCATTGGTAATACCACTGGATTTTCCGGCCTGTACTAGATTGCCATTCGCATCATAGCCAAAAAATTTAATTACTAACAAATACAATGCCGCCGCAAAATTTTTCTTTGCATTATCGGCACCTAAATATTGTTGTACTGCCTTGTCGAGATTGGACATTAATGTGATTCCGTTGGGCTCGACTAGAGTCATTTTAATTGTGTTTACATTGTGTGCGGAATTGGTTCCTTTGCCCATCATTGTAGATTTAAGTTCAATTTTATCAATATAATAATCGTTACTAAAATATGGGTTACGACCGGCTATTGGTGCACCACCACTTTGAAACAGTAATTGGCTTCCTGACGGGGTAAACTTTTTATTCTTAACCATGGCATTAAAGGCTTCTGGTTTCATTAGATATACCGATGCTTGATATGTATAACTAGCATATTGGTCAAGTACGTTATCTTGTGGTGTAATCGATCCTTCACCAAATACGTTATTAGAGGTCTGTGTTGCGGCATTTGTGGTGCTGGTCGACGAGTCAACTCCGTCATCTGCGCCTTTACTAGTAAGGGCATTACCCGTAGTACCTGCGCCGACTCCACTTGAAGTGGGGGCTTGCTGAACGGCATCGTCTTGTGCGGCAAGATTTTTATTAACTTGATTTTCTGTATATACAACCGGACCACCTATTGTTTGGTTTGGTTCTGATGTGGCCTGCGTTTGTCCTACTGTACCCGATGTTGACTGTGGATTGTCTGCTTCCCAGGTTGATCGTTGGTTTGGGGTAGGTGGTGTGTCTGACAGTATAAAGTCGCCGGTGGCTTCATTAAAATATCTATACTGGCCGGTAACAGTGTCTGGTCCTGAATAATGACCAAGATTATAATTGGCCATGTTAGAATCCTAACACTGTTTTTAAGGTATCCATTGGTGGTAGATAAATCGAAGTTCCTGCCTCAAAGTCCATAGGGGGTGCTGTTAGTGTATTAGGATTGCGTTGATAGAATACCCACCATAATCCAGCATCACCATATAAGTCAAATGCTAGTAGGTCAGGACGATATTGAAAGGTTAGATTAATAGTAAACAATAGATCGTCGGTGCTCTTAGGTATAGGTCTGTTGACCATAACATCTAAGAAAAATTGACTATAGCCAGTTTGGTAATATGGACTGGTAGGACCGTAGTTAGCACTCATTACCAGAATCCTCCCTTAATTAACTGTCCATTTGCAAAACCTTTGAGACTAAATTGTTTACTAACCTGCTGACGGGTTTGTACCGGTAACAATGTAATGTCTAGGTCTATCTTGCTGGGCACGTAGGTAGGATTATTTAACAAACTCTGCAATGGTGCAGGCATAACATTTTGTGCACCAGTTGGCAAGAAAGCTGCGGCCAGTCGTGAAACTGTAGGTGACACAGCATTTAGTGTAGTAGAGTATAAATTTTGTAAGGGTTGCAAATTTAATCCTAGATTATTAGGCGAACCAGAACTAATATAATCTACGTCAGCAGGCAAGGAATAACTAAAGCTGGTGACTACACACGGATGATTATTAAATTGATAGTCGCCTAGGCCACTTAAGAATACCAGGGGCGGAGGACTTCCGCGTTGTGCATCTTGACCATAAAACATCTTGGTCACACTGCGGAAAAAATGTATCACGGCCAACACATAGGCTGCATCACTGGTGCTTTGTGCTGTAAAAGTTGCTTTTAATGCAACTGCATCGGTATAACTATTTTTATAAAAATAGCCACGATAATTACTATGAGTTAAATCGTATGTTTCATAATTGGCCTTGTAGGCTGTGGAAATACTTGGAGTGTATGGAAATACCACCCCATTAGTTACTTTTAATGGTGCTAGCAACCCAGCGTCTGCAGCATTGTACAAGTAGGTGGCACCTGGGGCCAATCTTAAGGTTACACGCCAGTCGGTATTGACTGGGTATTGAGCGGCCATGTCGCTGTTATTTTGTTGCGCTGTGGCCAGGCCTGAACCAATTTCGACACGGCTGGCGCGAGTTGCATCAGCTGATGCTTGTGTTGCTGGTTCCACAAAACCATTGCCCACAAAAACTGGATCGTTATTTTCAGTAAGAGTATAGCCCGGTAAGAGATTACCCTCCTCATCATATGCGGCACCGAACCCGACCTGCTGAGGAGTGAGTGGCTCTGCAGAAGTTCTAATATCGCTTACCGGTACTGCAAGGTCTTCACCAGATCCGTTTTCTAAATCCTGTGCTACTTGTGGGTCAACAGGCGCTGGTTCGCGGTCAATTTGGGACTCCGAAACTTGAGTTTCGTGTTGCTCTCCGTAACCTGATGTATCTTCGACTTCTGGATCTGCCATGATTGTTTTCCTATACGATATTTACCGATAAAATAAACCACCCAGATAATGATTAAGAGGTTGACAACTGTGGTTTTTATGCTACAATAAATACATTACTAGGAGATATATCCGTGGCCACACCCTTGCCAAGAACACCAGCAAAAACGAATTATCTAAATAATCGTGACATTTTAAAACAAATACACCTAAGCAAAAATACCTACTGTACATATACAGATCCTGTAAATGATCACCAGTATGACATTATTTTGCCCACTTTAGCCAAGATCAATCAACGTACTATTGCTGAAGCACGTCGTAATCGTGCAGATCGACTCAAGCGTGAAGGTACGATTGTGGACCCAAAAAAGATACCAAATACGGACCTAGTATTCCGTATTACTTGCTGGGAACACATACCCATGGCACCGAAAAAGATTCCAAAAAGTGCCGCTAAAAAGAAAAAGATTGAAGATATTTTTGAGCTAGAGTTAGATGCAGAAGATGATCCATTGGCGGAGTTGCTTGATATTCTGGTATTAGACGAAAAGCATGTTCGCCTAAACTTTCCGCCGTTTTATCACTATCGCTTAGATGAAAATAAACAGCCATTCCAAGTGGGCAAGAGCCACTGGCGTGGTGAGTTTGAAACGGGTGAGTTCTCCAAAGACCATGGGAATGCCACACGCACCTTAGCCACTATGTATATGAAATTATGTGAACGCTACGCTACTAGATCAAACTGGAGAGGCTACTGTGTGGATGAATCCACAGAAGCACTGACTAGTAGAGGATGGGCAGGCATCAACGACCTCACCGAGGATGATACAATTTTATCGTATAGTAATAAAAATTTAACGTGGTCGTCGATTAAATCGATCTATCGTGGCAATTATAATGGCCCAATGCATTACATCACATCAAGAAGCATCGATTCCTTGATTACCCCCAAACATAAACTTGTAACTGCTCGTGGCTTGGTCGAAGTAGAATTGGTCAAACAAAGTGATCAAGTGATTGTCATGGGCAATGCAGTATCAGCGCCAACAGAAAAGACAGTTACCGACTCATTTGTTGAACTTGCGGGTTGGATCATGACCGAAGGGAATTATCAACCAAAGAAACAGCTGGTAACAATTTATCAAAATCCCGGAGTCAAGGCAGATCGAATTCGTAAATGTTTAACTACACTAGGGTTCAACTTTAGTGAGGCTTTACAAAAGAAAAATCTCAGTTTTTTATTGTCTAGACCTGCATCGAATGAGATTTTTAAAATTTTTCCGACCAAAAATTTAACAATGGACTTCATTCTTAAATTAACCCAGGATCAGCGCGAACTATTAATAAACACCATGGTTGACGGAGATGGATGGCGGAGAACGGGCGGCCATATGTCGTACTGCCAGAAAGACAAAGAACACATTGATTTATTTCAGGCGTTGTTGACCATGTCTGGAAAGAAATCAAATTATCACTATGTTACTGACCATCCAGCATTTGGCAAGTTGGTAAATTTCTATTCTATTAATATTTTTTCCAAACGTGGCAATAAAACACTCGGTGCGTGTTTGAATTTTAACGGGGGCTTAAACAATGGCAAAGGGATTAATCGAAGTCAAGGTAAAGTTGCTTTCCCAAATGTTCCAACAGTTCCGTACAACGGTCAGGTCTGGTGTCCAGAAACCGAATATGGCAGCTTCGTTGCTCGTCGTAATGGCAAGGTCTATCTGACTGGCAATACCTACAATGAAGAAATGCGGGGACAAGCCTTGTTACAGTTGAGTCAGATTGGCCTACAGTTCGACGAATCAAAATCACAGAATCCATTTGCCTACTACACCGCGGCCATTACTAACTCGTTTACTCGTATTTTAAATTTAGAAAAGAAAAATCAAAACATTCGTGACGATATGTTAGAACAGGCCGGATTGAATCCATCGTGGACTCGTCAGAACGCTGGTAAGAAGAATCCTAACTTTGGCGCTGTGGTTACTAATATTGACATCTCTGAGTATAACAACGAGACTTAACCAGATGGGTTGCAAATACAAAATCTTATGTTACTATGTAGTTTCAATCGCCTAATAATAGGCAATTGATAAATAAACATATGATTTACAATAAAGATTATTACGGATTTGTTTATCGCTGGTACGACAAGAAACGCTTGATGTATTACATTGGAAGTCATCACGGATCACTTGATAGCGGTTATGTGTGCTCTAGCGAGCGCATGCTTCGAGCTTACAAGCGGCGACCTGAAGATTTTAGTAGAGAGATTTTAGAGTTCAATACAACTCATAATGATTGCAACATATCGAAAGAACTAGAACAAGTTTGGCTAGACTCGGTTCCTAATATTAAAGACGATCCTAGGTATTACAATAGGAAGAACGAAGCCGAAGGTGGTTGGTCGTTTATTAAATCAACACACGTAAAAAAGAGGGCCAGCACATTGGTGACGAAACATAAAAAGCAAGGGTTATCCGAAGCTGAGAAGAATAGTTACAAAACAAAAATAGACACTCGCTTAAAGCGAATCGAAACTATTGGGTTTACACAAAAAGAAATAGATCAACACACTGCGTACGGCTACAAAGTTAAAGTAAGTTTACCGGATGGCACTGAAAGAACATATCCGTCTATGGCAAAAGCATCAAAAGACTTGCATATTGATTGTCAATATGCTAGAATAGTAACGATGCAGAATAGAACACACAAAGGATATCAAGTGCATTTATTAGAAGAACCTAAAATTGACTGCCGTGGAATACTAAAATGAACTTATTTAAAAAAGCTGCGGTATTCACTGACATTCATTGGGGCCTTAAGTCTAATAGTATCATACATAATCGCGACTGCGAAGCATTTATTGATTGGGCTATCTCTAAAGCTAAAGAAGAAGGATGCGAGACGGGCTTCTTCTTGGGAGATTGGCACAATCATCGAGCTTCGATTAATTTACAAACTCTACAGTTTAGTTTACAAGCCCTTGAAAAACTATCTGCCGCTTTTGAAAAGTTTTACTTTATTCCAGGAAACCACGATTTATATTATCGCGACAAGCGCGATATTCATGGTGTAGAGTGGGCAAAACACTTATCTAACATTACGATCTGTAATGACTGGTTTAAACAGGATGATGTTATTATTGCTCCGTGGCTAGTCGGAGATGATCATAAGAAGTTACATAAAATGAAGGCCAAATACATGTTTGGCCATTTTGAACTTCCTCACTTTAAAATGAATGCCATGGTAGAAATGCCAGATCACGGTGAGATCAAGGTTGAGAGCTTTGGCGGTATCGAAAGTGTGTTTTCTGGGCACTTCCATTTGCGACAACAGAAAAAGAATATTAACTATATTGGTAACTGTTTCCCTCATAACTTTGCTGATGCCGGTGATGCCAATCGCGGCATGATGGTACTAGAGTGGGGCAAGGAAGAACAATATTTCTCTTGGCCAGGACAGCCCTTGTATCGTGTGCTTAAACTAAGTCAGGTCATCGACAACGCACCCAACATACTTGTGCCCAATATGCACGTTCGCGTAGAACTAGACATTGACATCAGTTACGAAGAAGCTAATTTTATCAAAGACACATTTGTCAAGGATTACAATCTGCGAGAAATGGCATTAATTCCTGTTAAGAGTAGTACTGTAGATTTAGACATGTCTCCAGGAGAAGTCAAGTTTGAAAGTGTGGATCAGATTGTTACAGACCAGTTGACCAACATTGAAAGCGACTTTTACGATCCTAAGTTATTGTTAAAGATCTATCAGAATCTCTAATGCGTCAATTTGATAATGCCATTGCCAATCAACAAAATCTTTACGACACCGTCGGGCCTTACTACTTGTCTAATGTTTTTCAACCCAACGGGGACAAACATTTACATGATTTTTTAACATCTGTCTATCAGACTGAATACCCTCCTGACTTTCGCATACTCATAATTCAAGATTGCGTAGATACGTATGATTATGCAGATCTGCCAGGTAGTGCCATTTGTGCTTTACAGAAATGTGCTAGCCAAATTGATATTAGTAATTTTTTTATTTTGGTCATCACTGGTAACAAAAACATATCAGCAGAACTTGAGCAAGTTCGACAACTGTATTCTACTGATTCTAATGCTATACAAAGTTGTGTTGTAGAAGGCATTGAATACACCGAGATACATAAAAAACAAGATACTTTTTGTGTATTGCCTTGGATGCATCTATATGTAGGCACTGACGGAAATGTTTTGCCTTGTTGTGTAGCCGATTATCAATACCCAATGGGCAATATTGAAGAACAACAAGTGGATAGTATTTTAACATCTCCTGCATTTAATCAATTACGAAAAAACATGCTGTCTGGGGTACGTAGTAAAGAATGCAACAGGTGTTATGCTCAAGAAGATGCCAACTTGAAAAGTAGTAGACTAGGTCACAATAATCAATGGAAAAACATCAAACAGTATAATCTTAATGAAGATGGATCGATTGACAAAGTCAACCCTGTGTATCTTGATATTCGATTAAATAATATCTGTAATCTTAAATATCGTATGTGTAGCGGATACTTTAGCAGTGCTATTGCTCAAGAAGAAGTTGTATTGTTTGATAAAAAAGAATCAGTGCAGTCGTCTCTAAAATTTCAACAACGAAATTTAGGATTAAAAAAAATTATAGAATATGTACCAACAGCTGAAAAAATATATTTTGCTGGAGGAGAACCGTTACTACCCGCGGAACATTATGAAATTTTAGATGCGTTGATTGCGTGTGGCAACACTGATTTAGAAATTACATACAATACTAATTTTACAACATTAAATTATCAAGGCCGTAGTGTCCTAAATCTTTGGAAGAAATTTAGTAATATTATCGTTGGCGCAAGCCTAGATGCCGAAGGTTCTGTGGCTGAATATGTCAGGCACGGCAGCGACTGGAATATAATCAAATCAAATGTAGAATTAGTCAAATCTCAATGTCCACATGTAAATTTTACTGTAACATCAACCGTGGGGTTGTTAAATGTACACAGTTTGATTAGATTGCAACAAAATTGGCACAACACCAAAACTTTAGACATTTCAAAGTTTTCTCAATCTATTATGATTGGGCCAAATCACTTGACTGTATGTGCGTTGCCGTTAGAGTACAAACAACAGTTAGAGCAAACAATCAATCATCATATCGTTTGGTGTGAAGAAAATAATGCCAATGGTCTTGCAAAACAGTGGAAAGATGTGTTAAACTACATGTGGTCCAAGGACAACAGTCATTATATGTCGGAATTTAAAAGATTAACAAATCTAATGGATGTCCACAGAAAAGAATCATTAGCACACGTATTACCGGAATTACAAAATTTATTATGATATCAACTAAAAACCTACTTGTTTATTCTAACTCTTGTAGTTTTGGGGCGAGTGGCCAAGGGCATAAAATTTATCCAGAAGTGGTGGCTGAAAATTTTTCAGCACAGTTAATTAATTGCGGATTACCAGGATCGTGCAATCGACGCATTATTAGAACCACTTTAAGAGATCTAGTTGAATTAAAAAATCAACATAAAAATATATTAGTGTTACTTGGGTTAACATTTATTTCAAGAACCGAATTATGGCAGCCCTGGGTAACACCTATAAATAACGACGGACACTTTTTGTCTATAACAGTTGATCATAAAAAAATAGATTGGAGTGTTGATGGGCTAATAGATACTATTGTACCCGATATTTCAAACTTGGCCGATAGACAACTACAAGAATACTATAAACAGTGGTTAGATCATTATCACCCAGAAAGTGCAATGACCGACTTGTTAACAGACCTTATAATGTTTACTGGCTGGGCAAAAAATAATAATATACAATATATTATTTTTTCAAATGTTGATATGTTGCTAGGGGATGATAAGGTTGGATACAATTCTCCATTTATAAAAAGTTTAAAACACGAAATTGAAAATGACAAATGTGTTATTAATCCCTGGACTTTTAGTTTTGGTAGTTATGCATTAAATTCTGGGTTAGTCCCAAAGGATTATCACTTGTACAAACAACACGGCCACCCGGGCGAGGAAGCACATACATTATTTGCAAATTTTATATTAAAACATTTAACAAATAATCAACCCCTATGATCCATATTAAGATTAAATTTAAAAATAATACAGCTAATAGGTAAATACTGCGAAGGAGTATTTACTATGAGAGTTAAAGAACACATTTATACAAATAACGAATTGATACTATTACAAGATACCAAATTAAGCACCAAAGAATTAAGCGTATTGCTTGGGCTTCGCGTTGGCACAATAAAAAGTAAGCGTATTAAGTTAGGAGTAAGGTTAACTAAAGGTGCTAAACAAGGTAAACCAAATGTTAATAAAATTAGAAATGAAGTAAGAGTTTGCTTAAACGAAAAGTGTTTAAAAGAGTTTACAGTCAAACCAGCTATGATTAAAAAGTTTTGTTGTAAGTCATGTTCTACCACGGTAAACAATCCTGCTCCAAAAGGTAGAGGTAGTCGCCCTTATCGTGTTAAAGATACTACACCCAAATACACACGCTATGCTCAGCTTGTGCATAATTTAAGTCATAAGATTTATTTAGAGAATATTAACACAATAAATCCTAACGGATATCCTCGGACACGATGTGGTGTAGAGGGCGGATATCAGTTAGATCATGTTACTCCTATTAAAGAATGTTTTAATAAAGGACTAACAGCAGAACAAGCAGCGTCTTTAGAAAATCTAAGAATGCTCCCGTGGAAAGAAAATTTAATGAGGAATTATAGTTGATAAGCATAAAAAATCTTACCGTTAAAAATTTCATGAGTGTGGGCAACGCCACTCAGGCCATTGACTTTGACCGCAAGGACTTGACTTTGGTCTTGGGCGAGAACTTAGATCTAGGTGGTGACGGATCAAGAAACGGCACAGGTAAAACCACAATTATTAATGCTCTAAGTTATGCCCTATACGGGCAAGCACTAAGCAACATCCGTAAGGATAATCTTGTAAACAAAACTAATGGTAAGAACATGTTAGTTA